GCATAAGCGCGGGCTTGATTGCGCGCACCGTATCGCGGCACTTGGTTGCCACAACCTTGGAGCGGCCTTCCTCGTGAGTGACCTTTGTTCGCCCGTCAAAGTATTTCTGCGCTGTGATGCGGTCAGGCGCTATCTCGCTTTCAATAAACGATACCGCGTCTTCGATTGCCTCTGATACCGCGTTGCCAATTTGTTCTTCTGTTAGCTTGATAGGTTTCATTCCGTTAATCCTTTACTGCGGTCCTAGAAGGCCCGTACTTACGCCAGCCCCGCCGACTGTCGCGGCGCGTGTGCCGCCTGCCGCTAGGCGTTCCAATGTCTGCGATACGGCACGATCCAGCGCGCCCCATCCTGTTTGATCCGTCATAGCCCTGCGCACAAAGTCTGGATTTTCAGACAGTAACACGCGGACGACTTCTTGGCTCTGTGCGTCTGTCAGGTTCGTGCCGTCGCGGTTGATAAACCGACGGAGAACGCGGCCCATGTCCATTAGGCTACCTGTCGCAGCGCCCGCCATTTCCTCCGCATTGAACGAGTTACCAGCGCGGGCTGCTGCTGCTTGTGTGGGTGCCGTGCCGCTGCCGCCAAGTGCGCTTTGCTTTAGGTCTTGGCCTGCCGATGCAATGTCAATTCGGCGCAACACGTCTTCCATAGGTTCGTCAGGGAATACCGTGCGCAAGATTGCGCCAAGGTTGCGCTCCTCATTGTTTAATTGGCGCATGATGCTGGCTGGCGTGCCGCCTCTAAACCTCTTGCGAAGTTCGTCCATGAAGCCAGCACGATACGCTGATATCGCGTCGTCAGTCGGTAGCGCGGCGAAGTCAATCTGCACTTGGTCCGCGCCTGAAGTGATGGACTTTTGGCCAGCAACAAACGAATCCCGACCCGTGCGCAACGCTGCGGCTTCTGCCCGAACGCCCGCCATGCCCTCAACCCCATTATCTATGGAACGGCGCAATCCGCGTTCAACATCGCCAAACGCTGCGCCCACCGTTCCCGCACTTCTTTGGAAAGCCGCCTGCGTGCTGTCACTAATAGACCTGCGCACGATTTCAGCTTCAATAGGTGTTGGCGACCGCGTGAACACTGGCGACCCCTCAACCATTTCAAACAATGGTTCTGCCCCCCGCGCGCGCAATGCAGTTTGGATATCGTCGGCTGCTGTTGGTACTGACCTGATAGCGTTAGCCACTTGGTCCTGCACCTCTTGGCCAATTGTTCCTGTTTCAAAGCGCGCGTAGGCTGCACTTTCTGCTGTCCTTGCCGTGTCGTCATTGCGGCGCATGGCGCGGCGCACGTTGTCGTCAGCATCATCGGCCAAATAGCGTTGGATTTCTGTGCGGGCGTCGTCAAAGGTAGAAGCCGCACGCGCTTCAATGCCTGAACGCATTTCAGCCTGTGCCTGCCCGCCCGTCATGCGCGCCAAGCCCCGCACCGCGTCCGCAAGTGTGCTGTTTTCCGCCATGATACGGCCCGTTGATAGGTCGCTAACAATTTCGTCAACACTTTTGCCGGACTCTGTGGCAAGGCGCTGCAATTCCGCAGTTACAGCCCGCGTACCTCCAGCGCCAAGTCGTTGCCGCGCGATGTCTACAAGTTTGCTTGTGAGGCTAGAAACAGCGCCTAGTGCTGCCGTGCCGACCGCCCCGCCGATAGCGCCACCCACTGCGCCGGAAGGTGCGCGTGCAAGTCTATCCGTCGCGCTCCCCTCGCCGGTTCCAACTGCATAAGCCGCGCCTGCGCCGCCGCCTCCTGCAGCCCCGCGCATAAGCCTTTGTAAACCGCCGCCGCCACGCATGAATTGCGGCACAAGGTTTATCCCCGCGCTTGCCGCGCTTGCCGGTGCGGTCCTGCCACGAGACAAAAGTGCAGGGGCTACAGCGCCGCCAAGTTCGTAGGCCATGCTTTCACCTGGGCGCGCGGCTTGGTACGCCTTAATACCGCCCTGCAATTCGCTCAAGGTTTCGGCACGGTTTGCGCTATTAAACGGGTGACGAATACCCGCCTCGATTTCATCGGCAAAGCCAAGGGACAACCCTTGCGCAGCCGTTCTGAATCTTTGCGTTGGGACCTCTGCCCTGTCTGCTGTTGCCGTGCGTTGGCGTTCGCGAGATGCGGCCACGCTGTCAAGTTGTGCCTGTGTAAGTTCAACCATTAGTTAGCCCCTGCAAATTCTTGGCGTTCTTGATCCGTCATATTAGCCCAAACGTCCGGCCAATCTGCTAGTGCAATCCCAAGCTGTCCAAGCTGCGGCCCTGTAAGCTGTGGCGGCGTCAACGACATTGGCGTTTGGTATCTGTCGCCTGAATAGGTAAAGTCTGGCATCATCGTGGCGGGGTCATAACCGCTTTGGGTTGCGAACGCTGAATACTGATCTGCAATTCCTTGATACTGCTGTTCGGCGTTTGAATAAAGCTGTGTCGCACGGTTGGCGAAGTCGTCGCGCTGCGTTGGTGCAAGCCGCGTGCCTTCTGTGACGTTGTTGTAAAGCGCGCGCACGCGGTCGTCTACGCCACCAGAGTTTGCAGCCGTTGCAAATTCGCCCTCACGAACCGTTGAACCTGGGTCAAGAACTTTCATAAAGTTAAAGATCAAAGCCAAGTCACCGGCAGGGCTTGGGTCATTAACCGAAGCCATGACGCGGCCATAAGCTGTTGATTGGTCCGAAAACGATTTAACAATCGGCAAGCTGGTGAACTCTCCGCGTAATTTGGCCTCGCCTTCCCTATCAGGCGGTGGGGTGCGCAATTGGTCAAGTTCAGCCTGCGCCGTTTCCAATTGGATCGCGTTCATAGGCGCACTTGCGGCGGCAGCGGCTTGCGCCTGCATCTGACTCATTGCCTGCGCCCCTGTCAGCGCCCCACTCATAACGCCGTCAGCCAATTGGCCCGCGCCTTGCGACCGCAACCATTCCGCCGTTGCGTTCCGCTGTGCCGCCTGCGCCTGTTGCGCGCGCTCGTCGCCCTGACGTTCGTTGCGGGAATCAAGCGCGGCCTGTGCTGGTCCCTCAAGGCCCATAACACCCATGCGGCCCAAGGCTGGTGCAATACGTGCCAGCGTGTCGCCAAAGGACCGTCGGTTGTAGAACGGTTGCGATGTTTCGCCCTGCGCTGTCGGGTCACGTCTTTGAATGCCCATAGAGCCTAGAAGCCCCTGCGGTGGTTGCTGCTGTGCCATTTGGTTGCCCTCGTTTGATAATATGCCGCCCGTTGGCGTGTTGCTTGTGCTGACCCGTGCGCGCATAGGGGCGTCTGGGACGTCGCCACCAAATCGCCGCGCAATGCTTGATAACTTTGACGCATAGTCAGGATCAGTTGCGTATCCAGATTGCCCCATTGCACCAATCTGCCCAGCAAGGTCGCCTTGCGCCATAACGTCACCATAGCGCGGGTTGTTTAGGATAAAGTCAGCGTAGCCTTGGAATGATTGCTCCGGCCCCTCATAGCCACGAAACGATTGCGGCCTGCTAACCATGCGCCCGTTTTCAAACTCTTGTGTCATCAGGTTGGAGCCGCCAGCCTGACCGTGCGACTTGATGCCAAAGAAGTTGTTATTCGGCGCGCTTCGTCCATATCCAGTCTCAAGCGCGGCCTGCGCCAACACCAAACGCGGGTCTAAACCCGTGCGCTGAGATACGCCCTGCGCGTATGGCATGAACTGCTGCTGGAATTCCTCTGGCGTCATCTGTTATTCCCTATGCCCCGCCAGATGCCAAAGAAGCGCCCAGTGACAGATAGTCAAACAGGCCTGGATTCTTCTTAGCCGTCTGGGTGTTCTGCCCCATGTTAGCCGCGCCTGTTGCCGCGATGTTTGTTTGCAGCGCGTTCATTGGTGCGCCCCTGAAGCCATCAAACTGACCCTTAGACGCATCAATAAGCATTTGCTGCATCCCCTGCTGCATTCCGCCTTGCGCCTGCTGACGATCCGCAATCTGGTTGCCAAAGCCAAAGCCGAGGTTGGCAAGGTTGCCCATCTGGCCAGCGCCCTGCATTTGCATGCCCTGCTGATTTTGAGCCGCGCCGAGTGCCGTATTAAACCCTTGGCTCTGCAATCCGGCAAACATATTAGCGCCCTGACGTGCAAAGCCCTCGTTGGTCGCGCCCTGTGCTACGCCGTGACGTGACCCGCCAAACGCGCCCGCCTGTCCAGCCTGCGCGTCCATTGTGTTCGTTGCCATTTGGCGCTGTCGCTCAAGGTCGCCAAGAGCCTGCCCCGTTACCATGTTTTGATACGGGTTCATAAACGCGCCGATGTTTGGACCCGCCATTGCCTGCTGTGTGCCGCCCAACGCTGCATTGTAAGCGCCCGCTGATTGGTCATATACGCTTGGCTGACCGCCCTGCATTGGTTGCGCCATAGGCTGCGCCGTTGGTGCCTGCGTTTGTTGTGGGTTTGCTCCGCCTGCCATCTGCTTATCTCCCTGTCAATCGGTTGGCCGCGCTTGAAAGGAACCCGCCGCCGCTGAATGATCCGCCAGACGATCCAGCGCCGCCGCCGTCGATCATGTCTCTAATACTACTGTATCCGCTTGAACCGTAGCCAACGTCTCCGTTCTGGTTTGGCCCTTGGTAACGGCTTCCGCCTCCGCCGCTTGGCGACATCCTTGGCGCGTAATCGCGACCACCGCCGCTGCCGTATTGTGGGGCCGGCTGCGATTGCATCTGCGCTTGATTGCCACCCGCGCCCGTCTGTGGGTTGATAAACATATTCTGAATCGCTGCGAACTGGCCAGGGTTGTTGGCCTCAAGCGCCGCCATAGTTTCTGCAAACATCGGCGCGGATGAATAGCCCGACACACCGCCTGCAAACTGTTGTGGCTGTGGCATCCCTTCCATGCCCGTCATTCCGCCGCCCGCCATGCCGAAAGCATTTGCCGCTTGACCTGTGTTCTGGAATGATGCCTGTTGCATTGGCGTGAATTCCGCGACGTCGGGCCCGAAGTATGGCACGTAGCCAAGGCCCGCGACGTCTTGGCCTTGCGCAATGTTATCCCGCGCCGAGCGTTCAAGCCATTTGGGGATTTCTGTCTTTTGTTCTGTGCTGCCGCCGCCCATTATAAGCTCCGTTCCATTACTACCATTGTAGGGGACCATCCCCGTTTATTTAAGACGCGCTGCCAGCCAAACCGGCCATTCATCGTAAGACTTTCGCACCCCTGTGCTTTGCCCCATTCCTCAACGGCCCCTATGGCGTTCGTGATTTGTTCCAAGTCACCCGCTGCCAAGAACACATGCAGAACCTTCTTTTGAGGATATACCACAATTTCCGTGACTGCACACGCTTTTCTTGCAGGCCATAGCTGCATGTGACCAGACGCAATGCCAGCCACGATATCGTCAAAGCTGTGCGTCCCGCCGCTGTGTTCAAGCGCGGCTTCGATCCACTCGCGATAGGCTTCAATGTCTACCATGTCGATATTGCAACCCGCTTCCATGTGTCCGTCGCAGTGCAGACATAAATGTAGCTTGCGTCAGACGCTAACTGCCCCGCTTGGCCCGCTGCTGTGGCACTTGCAGGGACGGCGACGAATGTCCCAACCCTACGCCACGCCCCACCTAATGACACAACAGGATAACCCGCCGCCTCATCCCAAAGGATCATACCATTCTCAGATGCCGTCTGCCCACCAACGCGCCACGATAGGCGGTCAAGCTGTCGCCCAAGGTAACGCCGCATGTCATTGGCCCAGACGCTCAGGTCCTGACCGACAACCGGTAAACGGCTCATCTGCGACCACCCGGCGTTACGTCAAGCCGCATGGTGCCGACACGCCAGTTTGCCAGCCGCGCACCGTCAACGCGCATTCGCACCTGTCGCCCTGTAAACCGCACGTCAGTAGGGTTTGCCATTGAATACGGCCCGTATGACCGCTCAACATCGTTAGGGTGGAAGCGCGTTTTGAATGTCGCTGTCACGTCGCCCTGCGTGCTTTCGTCTGGAATCATGCTGGTCGCAGTCATCACTTGATCGCCCGCGCCAATGCTGATTGGTCCGCTTTCTGCAAAGATAGCCGCGCCCTCATAGTTCAGCCCGACCTCCTGCTCCCATAGGTTGCCCAATGAGTCAGCCCAAAGGGGGTACTTGAATACCCCACGGCCCACGCCACACGTTCGGTCAATCTGTCCGAATGTCCAGTGGCCTTCTTTATAGTCAAGCGAGACATATCGGTCACACTCATTTGATGCGCCCGATGGATAGAACCACCAGATTTCTCCGTGCTGCGCCATTGGTACGGCATGGACAAGGCTTGCTTGTGATCTGTTGATATCGCCAAAAACGTAGTCTGCAACGTCGCACGGCAATTCTTGCACCGTGCCGCCCGAATACGAGAAGAAACTTTCCTGCCCCATCCAGAACGCGCCTGCATCAACGCTGATAGCCGCTTTGCGCGAGACAACCCCGCACGACTGCCCGACACGCTCGAAGTTGTAGACGAATGGCGGTCCCTGATACGTTGCTGAATGCGCGTCTTGATCTGTCAGGATTAGCGATTGCCCGCGAACCTTTAGCCCGCACATGATTTGCCCAGCGGTTTGCAACTCAATATCGCCCGCCTCGTTTGTGTCCGCCGCCGTCCATAGCGTGTTATTCTCGCGGTCTGACCATTGCACCAAGCGCGGGCTTCCGCCTGCACCGAGGGCAAACATGAAACGCTCTGCCGTTACCATCATTGACAGGTTATCAACCGGCGCGTTTGCAACCGCTGCGGCTGGCGTTCCCGTGTCAAGCTGCCATTCGTATATCTTGCCGTCGGAGTTTGAACACGCAACGAGGTATTCGCCCCAATTGTCCATCGCCCACGTTGTCGCCTCAGAGTAGTTGCCCGTGTCTGCGCGCGCAGTTCCAAAGAACCCCGTGCCGAAGAACCCGCCGCCAAAGCCCGTGTTGATAACCGCAATCTCAGCGCCAGACGTAAACCCTGCGGGTGTGATGTCCGTTGTCGTGCCGCTTGCGCTTGTGGAGTACAGGTTGCTAAACGAACCCACACCAACGCGCCTATCGCCCGACAGGTCTTCCCATGCAATTAGTCCGCGCGGAACGCCTGTGTAAGCCGTGGCGGCACGCAAGCGCCACCCGCCAACAGGGCGCAGTGATCCATCACGCCACCGCACAAGGTTCATGTCACGCCAGCGGCCAGATTGGTCAAACTCGGTGCCGTTGCGATAAGCGCCTGGCGGTAGTTCAAGGGGGATTAATGACATTGCAATTCCATCATGATATGCGTTTAGCCCAACCGTTCCAATATTGACCGCCTGTGGCTGCCCCGACTACGGTTCCGCCTGCCGCAATACCAGTTGCAAAACTTTGCTGCGTGCCGTTATTCCAGCGGTTGATGTTATACGACCACTGACCACCAGCGGGGAGACTAAGTGCCCCCGACGTTGCGCCGCTAATCCCTGTAAATTGCCCTACACCCGCGCCCGATTGCGATAGTGGTTCCCTTAATGCTGTTTCTGCCAGAACAAACGCCGTTGACGCCGCCTGTGTTGTGTCCGTCCCTACGGTCGCGGTTGGTACGGCTGGCACG